AGGAGTCGATACGCATGCGTTCGGTGCCAGCAGGAGAAAACGCCAAGTCGCCAGCACTGGTTCCAATAATAGGAGCAGCACCATTACTACCAGTGAGGGTGATGTAGCGGTTGGCGCTGGCGGTGTTCGCAACCTGAACCTGCGTCCCCCCACTCGTCGCCAATGACAGCGCCGTTGTCGAGCCAGTGGAGATACTAGCCGCCGACACTTCAAGCATTATATTATCGGCTGTATTCAAAAACTGAAATGTCGCGCTATCTCGTTGCAGCCTATAGCTTCCAGAAACGCCACCGATTGCAAGACTGTTCGCGCCAGTCAGTTGCAAAGTAGTCGTGCCACTAATCCCCCCGGTGACTGCGAGGCCGGTGGAGGACAGCGTCATCCTGTTGGTTGATGTATTTGTTGCCCTGAACGTATGCGTATCGGCATCGTAATAAATACCGTTAAGTGAGCCAGCACCATAACCAACAATCTGCGGGTCTGTTCCAGCCCCTACTGAACCGAAAATAATCCCTATGTTTGAATTTGTGTCTTGAGATTTAATCCGCTTTGTGTTGAACAGTGTAAAATCATCACTCGCACTCAGCGTCCCGGTGATTGCGAGGCCGGTGGAGGAAACCTTTGTAATCGTTCCTGTGCCAGTGATGATATTGTTGATTACTCGGCCAGCAGGGGCGCGGATAGTCATGGCGTAAGTGCCATCACCAAAAATGCTACCGGCAGAATCATCAACGCCTACATTGTAAGAGCCACCAGTGTTTACAAAAAGAACGGCGGCACCGTCAGTTCCGGTTGTCGGTTGAACAGTCAGACCGTTAATTGCGTTTGATGTTATTCCGCCCGTCGCACTCAGCGTCCCGGTGACTGCGGTATTGGCGACAATAGAAACTGCGCTTGCCTGTATTTCAAGTGCCGCGTCTGCGCTGTTTGCGTCATTTCTTGATGCAATGCCTGTTGACGACCCTAGCTGACGAACATGAAGATTAAGATTGGTTCCAGTCTTAATGTAGAGAGCACCGAAACGCCCGCTGGTAGCAGCGCCAATGCTGCCAGAACCATCCGAGCCAGAAAGAATGTTTCCAGTTACTGTGGTGTTCCCCGTCGCACTCAGCGTAGTAAACGCACCAGTATTCGGTGTAGTAGCTCCTACCGTTCCGTTTAATGGCCCTGAAAAACCAGTTGCAGTAATAACTCCGGATGTAATTGTTACGCCGGAATTGTTCTGAATAATTTTTCCAGTAGTACCATCAAATGTCGCAATTGCTTTATCTGTAGCAGATGCCGGCCCAACAACATCACCAAGTGATCCGGCACTTGATGCCAGAAGCTTTACCGTCCCAGCGGAATTCTTGAAGTAGAGCTTTTCATCTACCGTGTTGAGAGCAAGTTCGCCGGCAACGAGGTTTCCTGCTGTGGGAGCAGCAGATGCAGTAGTGCTGTAATACAGCGAAATTGGCGTATAACCTGTTTGAGCCATAATTTTTACCTCATGCCTTTTGTTTTCTGATTAACAGCTTATTCAAGCTATCAACCACCAATTGCGGTTCAACAAACTTTTCACTTACATGATCACAGCTTTCCCACCACAAGAACTGATTTGCAGCCAAAAAAGATCTGTCTTTCAACAAGTTCACATTCTCTGGATGACCGTAAATCAGTGGATCAGAAACAGACCACAAAACTATACCCGGCTTTTTTTGATCCCATGCCAAATGTTGAAAAAAGCTGTCACAGCTAATCCATGTATCACACTGCCCAATCAAATCCTTCAATTCCAAAATCGAAAGATTTTTTCTGAAATCTTCAACCAACTGCGCCTCGCCCTCAACTCCAACCTGCACTACAGGCCCTGAAATCATCTTCAAAAGATCATCCCAATACGGATAATTTTTTGGATTCCGTTTCCCACTCAAAAGCTTCTTCGAGTATGGGGAAATTATTATCATGCGTATAACTTTCTGTATGCGCTTTCCAAGCTGTCTTTCCAGCCCCATTGATCCATTTTTCCATAAATATTAAATTGGTCAATGTCTCCAAAAAGCTCAATTGCTTCAGCAATCGACCGGCAAGGAACAATATCAGGATAACAACCAAAAACAAGCGGGTTTTTTATATCAGGTAACACATGCGAGAACACAACGTGATCACCCATTCCGCTGTTCAATACAACAATAGTCTTATCCTTGAACCTCAGATAATTCCTGAAAATCAACTCATCGTGATGATAAAGAGCAGCATTCGTCTCAGCCCGAATTCCTCCACTTGGATTCTTGAAATGCCAAGTTACAGCGTCCGGGACGACAAGCAAAGTATACCCTTTTTTCAATAACCCCCAAGTGAAAAGGGTTTCTTCCCGATGGGCAACTCTCGATAGTCCAAGATTGAAATTATGGATTCCGGCTCGGTACAGGAAGGTGCAGTGAAGATGCTCGACCTGCCTGACCTTGCTTATAGGCGACCACTGGATACTTGGCTCATCAAATATGTCGTCGATCTTCCCCGTTGACGATTGATCGTATTTCATCACCGGCGGCGTCATTACCGCACCACCAACCGCACCAACCTTATCGGATACATGCTTCAGAAGGTTTTCCAGAACATTCGGATCTGGAACAGCATCATCATCGCATCGCCAAACCCACTCAAATCCCATCCTATTGGCCGCCTGATGGATGTGATGCTGACCCTTCTTTCCGGCATATTGCCACTCCCATTCAATGCCTTTGGTATTCAGCATATTGAACAGGTTTTGGTATAGATGCTCCCCTCGCATATCTTTCGGGTCGTCATTGTCATCAAAAATAACGAGCTTATCGACCTTGCGAGTCTGATTGGCGATGGCCGTCAGCACAATCGGCAGGGTAGTGAAATATCTGCCCCTAGTAGGGACTGAGCATAAAACCTTAGTCATTGTATTCACACAGCATCAAGTTCATGCCGTCAAAAGGCGTATCGCCAATTTGGCCTATTTCGTTCATAAACTTGTATTCAAACCCCGGAAGATGGCTTTCATCAAGCATATGAAGCCTGTGATGCTCTCCCCAGAATCCGGGCGTCTCTTTGTATGGAACGGTGATCAGCAATCGCTTGCAGTGCTTTTTTAAGCGTTGAGCAACCTCAAGACCATTATTGATATGCTCGATTATTTCCATCGCAACAATGGTGTCGTACTGTTGAATATCGAAAGTATTGATATCGGCATTAACAAATTTCTTGTTTTTACCCCAACCCTCTTCCGCGGCAACAATCACAATTTCAGGATTGTAATCAAGGCCGGTATAGTCTACTGAGTCGCCAAAGAATTGAGATCCATATCCGTTTGAACAACCAATCTCGAGAAGGCTATTTCCAATCAATCGGCTGGCGGCCCACAGATATCTACTCTTTTCTCTGGGCTGAACTTCTTCACCCTTGATTGCAACGTATCTCTCAAAATTATTCATCAAGGACCATTTGTAATTTTGAGGATTGTATTTCCTTGCAAGCTTACGACCGTTCCTTGCAAATACGGCGTTGAAGTCACTCACCAAATTCTTGTCGTGAACGGTGCCTTCTCCAGAGTGATAAATGGGAAAGCCGCCACCATACATTTCCTGACTAATCAATTCTTTTGGCGCTGATTCAGCAATAACAAATCCCGCTCTCATAGCTTCAATACTAAATTCAACATCCTCTCCAGTTCCGATGCCATATTCTTCGTTGAGAAGGCCAATGCGATCAAATACTTTTCTGTGAATCATTGCACAGAAAAACACGCAAAAATTACTTGCTGCATCAGGAGAATATTGAATAATTGGACCGCTAATGCCGACCCTCTCATCTAATAAAAATGGAGAATTCAGCATATCAAGCCATTGATTTTTTGCTTGATCAAGAAGAATTGTGTCGTTGTTAAGAAGAATTATTTTGTCTGCAGTCGCAGCATTAACCCCTTTATTTGTAGCTTTTGGATAACCCAAAGGGATATCGCACCACTCAACCTTCAAATGCGGTATTGCTGTCTTAAGATATTGCAAATATTGAAATGTATTATCTTTGCAGCCATTTGCAGAAATAATAAGCTCAACATCATCCATATCTGAATATTTGATGATGGAGTCAACACACGGCTTCAAATACTTTTCGCAGTGGTTGTAAGTCGGTATGACAACGCTGTATTTCAATTTTTACCTTTGATCAAAATACGCCGCCATTTATACCGCTGGTAAAAGCATTTGTTGAAGCATTGTATACAAGGTCTGAATCCACATACACAGCCTGACTTCCAGAAGTTCCAGTAACCAACGTCGGATAAGTAGTCGCTGAGGATGTGGTTGTTACGTTTATATTTGTTGGTGGAAGACCGCTAAATCCAGAAATTCCAGAATATCCACTGATACCAGAGAACCCACTATATCCGCTTATTCCTGAGAAGCCACTGTAGCCAGAAATTCCACTAAATCCAGAATATCCAGAAATTCCGGAAAATCCGCTGTAGCCACTGATACCAGAGAAACCGCTATATCCGGACGTTCCAGAATAGCCGCTAATGCCGCTTCCAGAATACCCACTAATACCACTGCCAGAATACCCGCTATAACCGCTATAACCGCTTATGCCGCTATAACCGCTATAACCGCTATAGCCTGACATTGGGACATTGATGGAGTCCCAAGACGTTCCATTCCATTGCCAAGTTGCACCATTGGCAGAATATATTTGCCCGATTGTGGGCGAGGTAGGAAAGTCTAACGAGGCCATGATTTACCTTATTGGAATTCCGCAACAATAGAACCAAATACAGGGTCGGCAGTTCCGTTCCCACTGATTCCGATTGGAACTATAAAAACTTCCGCTTTAGCGCCAGCGACTAGATTTATCCAGCCAGTGTCTAAATAAGTTGCGGTTACGTTTATAGCAACAGAAACGACAGAAGTTCCAATGTCTAAATAACTTGCCGCAGTTTGTGTGTAAGTTGTCGCGTATCTTAAAATAAGCAAAGAAGCAGCGGCTCCCGCAACCGTAAGTTTATTTACTCGAAACCTTACTTGCGTGAAATTAGTTAAATCAACTTCTTGTATTGCTGCAAAACTGATTGGAAAAATAGTTGCCGCAGTAGGCATATTAGTAAAAATTTCAGAATCAGTAGCAAGCAAAGGAACTCTAAGAACTGTGCCGGCAGTGCCGGTTGCTCCAGAAAATCCACTGATACCAGAAAAACCTGAGAATCCACTGATTCCAGAAAATCCAGAATATCCACTGATTCCTGAAAATCCAGAGTATCCAGAGAATCCAGAAATACCAGAACCACTAAAGCCAGAAATTCCTGAACCACTAAATCCTGAAATTCCAGAAAAACCACTATAGCCAGAAATTCCAGAATCTCCGCTATATCCTGAATATCCAGAAATACCTGAGTATCCTGAAATTCCGCTGAACCCTGAGTAGCCAGAAATTCCAGAGCCTGAATATCCAGAAATTCCACTACCGGAATATCCAGAAATGCCAGAACCACTGTATCCAGAAATTCCAGAATAACCAGAGAATCCAGAAAATCCGCTACCGCCGCTTGCTCCGCTGAAGCCAGAATAACCGCTGTAGCCAGAAATTCCTGAATAACCAGAAATTCCTGAATAGCCGCTGTAGCCAGAAATTCCAGAGAATCCACTATAGCCAGAAATTCCACTTATTCCAGAAAAGCCACTATAGCCAGAAATACCTGAACCACTGTACCCGGAAATACCTGATCCACTGTAACCACTATATCCACTGATTCCGCTGCCGCTATATCCAGAGATACCGGAGTAGCCTGAATAACCTGATTCACCGATCAATGAAGTGAATGCGTCGACCCACTGCGACCCATTCGCATCGATGTAATATATTTTTAGTTTTCCGGATACATCATCCCACCACAAGTCGCCTTGTGTCGGGGAAGATGGCGGAGTATCGCTGACGGTTACAGATGCTCCGCCGCCACCGCCTGAATATCCAGAAAAGCCTGAAAATCCAGAAATTCCAGATCCACTATATCCAGAAATTCCAGATCCACTATATCCAGAAAATCCGCTGTATCCAGAAAATCCGCTGTATCCAGAAAGTCCAGAATATCCACTAGATCCACTTTCACCTGAATATCCGCTATATCCAGAATACCCACTGTAACCGGCACCGCTGGCACCTGAGAATCCGCTGTAACCAGAAACACCAGATCCGCTATAGCCGCTGTATCCGCTTCTTCCGCTATATCCTGAAATTCCAGAATAGCCAGAAATACCGCTGTATCCCGATATTCCAGAATATCCACTTCTTCCGGAAAAACCACTATAGCCAGATGCGCCGCTGAAACCAGATACCCCGCTCAAACCTGTATAAAAACTCCTCCAAGAGCCTGCAACGTAGCCATCGAAGGTCTGAGTATCTGTATTGAAACGAATTGCGCCATCGCCGCCTATGGGCTGCTGAGCCACATTTCCAGAAGGAATCCTCATCGATCCTGTTCCGGGGATCGTTGGATTCGAAGAAATCGCTATTACAGGGCTTCCAGAGACGCCATCTCCGTTGGTAACGGTAATTTGGCTGGAAGTGCCTTGAATAGTGACGCCGCTGATCGTTCCGCCGCCTTGTGCAACCAAAATACCCGTTCCAGAGTATTGGGCGAGGGCCAAAACGGTGCCAGAAAGACTGATTTGAGGATTGCCGGCTAACCCATTGCCGTTGGATATCGAAATTCCAGACCCAGAAACAGTAATAGACCGCGGAGTAATCGTAGTTCCGCCGGTTTTGACCGCAAAACCAAGCCCAGCAACTTCTAGCGATCCTGCGGCACCATTTAAGCTTAGTGATAGCGTGCTTTGAGCGCCGTTATCAGTTAATCCAAGACCGGTTCCAGTACTAAGGGCGCGAGAATCTGGAAGCGTAGGCTCTTGATTGACGGTAAGAATGGTTTGATTAAGCGACGGAGAGATTGCAATGGCCGCAGTAGTGGCTCGTACGGTAATGCCACCCTGAACCATCGGGACTATTTCTGTGCCATCCAACGGTTGCGCAGCAGGAAGATCCGTAATCTTTACATTTGCCATTACGGAGTTACCTCAATACCTTCGAGATTTCCATTGTCTTCAGGAACCTGTTGATCTTGCTCAAGCGAAATCACATAACCACCATATTCACCGGTAGTAAGCGCATTCGGATTGGTTGCAACAGACACATCCGGACGCGGGAAGCGAAGCGTGATGCGTTCAGTTTTACGCGCCGGCAGGCGATACGGATCTTTCTCATCGGCACAGTTTTGCCCACATACCTGAAGACCCGGAAAATTGGGATCTGCACGTAATTCGGATTGTGGGCGCTTCATTTTGCAACGATCACAGACTGCGATTGCAATCGTTGAATAGCCCCTAGTGTCGAGAAAGATAGACATCAGCGTGTATATGGACCTATGTTCGGCGCAAAATAAATCGGAGACTTATCACGCTCCTCTTGTTCCGCCTCAAAAAGATACTTATCGGCCATCTTTTCCAAATACACAGTTCGTTCAGCAGATACCCCCGGAAGCTCCATCGACATACGATGCGCAAGCATGAATACTGTAGCCTCATACCAACGCTGCGGCACCTCTAGCTCATCCTGCAGTGCGCCAACGTCCTGAATCTGACGCGAATACCAGATGGTCATCTGCACGAACGGATCTGACGGAACCGGCCACAGATAAAGCTTTGGCTTAGGAATAGTCCTATCGAACCAGAATTGAAACGGCTGATTGGCCGTGAAATTCTTGTTCGGAAGGTTTGTGTAATCGTCTCGGTTCAGCCGCGCCATCGTGATTTCAGTACTGTTATTTCCAACATAGAACTCACGAACGGATAGAGTATTGCCGCCAGTCTCTCTCATACGGTAATACTGGACATTCTGACCCGGCTCGATGTCATACCAGAGCCATTCATTGTCTACCCAAACTACTTCACCCGGGTCATACAGAGTCGACCAAGTAACGCCATCGGTCGAATATTCCAGAATCACATTGAACGTGCCGCTGACTCCCGGGAGAATGCCGATTGATCCAGCATAGATCGGATTGTAGTCACCGTAATTGATGGCGATATTGCCATTCGGCGCATTCTGAGTGCAGATCGTTTCAACAGAATTATCAAACGCATTTGCAATCACGCCGCCGGCAGAACTGGTATATCCACCAGTTGAGTTCGGCGTAGGCCTAGTCATCTTGCGATACAAGGCATTCAGGACATCAACGCCACCCAAGGGCAGTTCGTAGATATACTGATTGGCTTTCAGGCCGATGACTGTCTTGTTGATGGCCCAATATTGGATTCCAATATTGATGAGCCGAGATAGCAGGAAAAACAGACTTTCCCGCGCAGAGACTTGCTGTTCAGACGTAAGCTCTTCGGCAAGTTTGCCGCAGCGCCTAGCTCCGTGATCTATCAGAGTTTGGACATTGACTACCGTTGTCCCAACTGTTCCTGAAGTTGCCATTTACCATCCTTTCACCAGCCGGGGCAGTTCCACCGCTTCATCGAGGCCCGCGCTCTGCTGCCTCTCTCGCTCTTACGAGCAACTGGCCCCATTCTAGCGCAGAAGGAATCGCGCCGAGGGCCGCCTTGCGGCTGCGGAGCTTTCAGATTGCTTCCGGTTTCACGGTTATATTTTTCACGACCTTTTTGGGTCAGGCCAGCGCCACGTTCAGCCGGCAGCTTCTCGCCTCTACCGATGGCCAGAGAGACGTTTCCGCCCTTTGCCTTCTTGTCAGGCAGCTTGCCATATGACTTTTTTCCCACGTTGCTCTCGGTATATTCCTTGGCAACGGAGGGCTTGATGCCGACCTTTTTGGCAAACCGCGGATCGCTTTCCGCTGCCTTCATAAACCGAAACTGAGCTTTTGACTTGGCCGGCATTTTTAATCCGAGTTTTTAATCAAGTAGCCTTCTTGAGATATAGCAACATCGCCTGATCCAGTGGCAAGTTTGCACTGCAACTGAATATCGGTTTTTTCAAAAATAGGTCTTGGCATAATTCTCAAAGCAAAATAGCTAACCGCAAAAGGAGCTTGCTGAGTAACTTGAACAACTCCGGCAGAACTTATTGTTTTGTTTTGATATGTAACGTAATCGTTACCGTTCAACGAAGTGTAGATATTTACTCTTTGAAGATAGTAAGTATAGCCAGCGGGAACTGTGTAAATTGCAGCCTGCGATCTTCCAATACCTGAATTTATCTGAGCGTACGTGACCGTTCCGCCTGAGTTTTTAAGATATACAGCACCAGCAGGATTTGTTGTGCTACCAACACTTACAAAAATACTATTTATTCTGAAATACTGTTTTACCGTTGCAACGGGAGTGGACCCGTTCATCACAACAACTTCAGAAATTATTTCGTAGTTTCCGTTAAGACCAACAATCGTGATAGATGCGGTATCGCCAACAGTTCCGGACACATACATCGTCGCAGCAGCAACAGGATAGGTGTATGCAGTAGCATTTTCCCAGATTGGAATAAAGCTTGTGCCAACGTTAGGCTGATAGCCATAAATATTCAATGTGCTGTGGCCATCTACCTGACCTCTAGCAACCTGAAGATCAAAAGGCTCGTATGATCCCTGCCGAGTTGCGGATGAATAAACGCCCATCACGCAATACCAGCTTGAACAACATTCATTACTACAGATCCAGCGCCAGAATTAACCAAAACTTTAATTCCGGTAATCGGAAAATTGATTGAACCATCTTCATTTCCGGTTTTGCTGGTAATGCTCACATCATCAAACCAAGTCGTAAAACCAATAGCAGGATCATCATATGTAAACTGAACAGAGTAATTCACGGTTCCAGTCACAACAACAGCAAAACCAATGTTTACTGGAGATATATTTGTGTTAATAACAATTACATCAGTAGATCCAGTTCCAGTCTTGGAAACGGTTTGAACTTTCATTTTATTACCTCAATAAAAAGCAGGGGCCGAAGCCCCCACTTTAAACGCAACCGCCTTTTCTGCGAAGGCGAATGTTTCTCTGGAAGTTCTCTGCGCCCTTCTGCTCCATCTTGAGCGGACGGTCGTAAGCTTCCTCCAACTTCTTCATTTCCTCAGCAGTCGGGGTAGATACCGTTGCCTCTTTACGCTCTACAGCAGCGGATCGAGTAACCGGCATCTGGCCACCTTGGGCTTTCTTTACAGCGCCACCTTTCTTGAAGGTGCCGGAAAGTCTGCTAATCGATACAGGTGCCGAGGGCGGTTTTTTGCCCTGCGGCATCTGCTCCGGACGGCCATCGTCTTGCACTTGGCCGCCCTTAGCAAACTTTTTTACGGCACCACCTTTCTTGTAGCCGCCCTGACCTTTCACAACGCCGCCGGTCTTGTAGCCACCCTGACCCTTAATCACGCCGCCGGTTTTCAGGCCTTTGTGAGCCTTAGACGCCGGTTTATCAGCATGAGCCTTCAGTTCGGCTTTGGTGGCTTCCTTGGCGTGTTCCGCCTTGGACTCCATCTCACCGCCCTTTTTGGCCATAACGGGAGCAGCCATACCGCGCCGACCCATCATTGCACGACGACGCTCAGCCAGCGAAGGACGAGCCGGAGCGCGACCAGCCGGAGCAACAGCCGGAACGCGAGCAGAGGGTGCAGCAGCCAAAGCGCCCATAGTGCCGCCATTCATCTTTTTGGCAGCTTTTCCGGGCATGGCTACATGACCACCTTTTTTCAGTTTAAGAATCACTGAGGGTTCGGTGGTTTCCATCTTCACCATCGGTTTGAATTGACCCATGATTAACGCTCCTTAGCTACAAAGACGTAGTCAACGGTCATGGTTTTAGCCACAGCCTCACCGTTTTGGATCGCAATGGTAACAGTCAGCACCTCATCATCCGGCAAGTTCGTGACGACCATAGAGCCGCCAAGAGCGCCATTGACAAAGTATTGAACCGCATCACTGCCGTTGTAGTAAAAACCAAGACTGATGAAAGTGTCATCAGCCATCGTGGCAATGCTGGTAGCGGTGGTGGCGGTGTTATCTTTTTCCACACGCAGGTTGACGGTAGCAGCACCATCGGCCTTGATGAAGAAAACGCCATCAGTCACATCGAGCGGGGTCGTATCGGTAATTTGCAGGCCGACAACAACATCCGATTGAGTGGCATCGCTAACTTTCAGGCGGGCCTCATAAAACAACTTCTTGCCAGCAACAAAAAGAAACGATTCACCTTTTTTCTGCAGAGAAACAAGATCATTGTCAGCAGCAGAATTGGTAATCAAAAGCAGACCACCGTCGCCATCCGTCAGCGCCTGAGTTGCAGCGGCATCAGTTTCAGTTACAGTCCAATCTCCGGCTGTGTAATAGTCGAAGTCTTCCATGTAATTATGAAACTGAGTCGGTGCAGGCATTGCCAGATCAGCAAACGGCGAATCTTCCCCGACGTTCGTCACGCCATTGGGGAAACGAGTTACAAGCAGATTTGCCATTTCGTTCTCCTAGAACGAGGGGGCCGAAGCCCCCTCACTCAGTTTAGACGCCCGGAGTGCCGTACATCGCACGCGGATCAGTGAAGCCAACATCGTAACGCTCGGTGGCTTTGTAGCGCATCGAGTCAGTTTCGAAATCACCTTCCATCGTCTTTTCCAGTTTCCGGCGCATCAAGAGCTTCATGCCTTCCGGAGCATCGGTCTGAACCCACCACGCAGTGGCGGAAGTCAGACGCGACAGCACGGTTGCGCCTTGATCCATCAGACCAATCGACTTGATCGGGTTGATGTCGTTGTTGGCGTTACCGGCACGGAGAACCGACTTCAGCAGAACTTCAGCTTGGAATACGTTGCCCGGAGCCACAACCAGTTGCTTCGGCACCAGACGAATCTTCTTGCCGTTGTTGTCCACAGCCTGACGGATCTGGATGAGCATCTGTTCCAGCGAGGTCTGCGACAGATTGGCGGCAGTGGTCAGCAGGTTGCTGAACGTGCCGTTGACAATCGGATGCGACGCGCTATTCAGTTGCACACCGTCACCGCCCGGGTAGGCGGAGTTGAACGCACGATTCAGCACGTTCGCGGACAGCGTCTCTTTCGTCTCAATCAGGGACTGCGCCAGATGCTTGGCATAGACCTGACCAATACGGATGTGATCGCCGTCTTCCACAAGCACTTTGGTCAGCGCGAAGGCCAGACCATAGACGTTGTAGACGTAACGCTTCAGGAACAGCACACCGCCCTGCTGATACGTGACGGGAGTGCCGTCCGGCAGTTGCGGGGCCGCGCCAAAGCCGTAAAGCACCGGCTCTTCGTGGTAGTTGCGGGGAATACCGGTCTGCTCGCGGAATACACGCGACCATTCGTCGGTACGCTGATCATAGACACCGTCGAAACACTCGTTGAGGATAGGCTCAACAATCGACCGGAAGTCAGTACTTCTCATCGGGGCTGCCATGTCTTAGCCCTCCTTAGATGCCGTTGGCCACAGCAGTGTATTGATGCTCACTGATGGTGGCTTGAACGATGGTGTAAGAATCACCCCAAGCATTATCGGGGTACGGGGCCAGATTGATGATCCGCATCTGCGCCGATCCACCAGAGCCTTGCAGCGAGGTGGACAGAGTAGCTTGCGAAAGACCAGTGACGTTCGAACCAGCAGTCGTGTTGCTCAGATCGGCTTCTGCGCCAATCGAAGATTGAGCCAGCGAACCAGCGGCTTGGATCTCATACACGATGTTGGGATCGCTGTAGAAATACGCCACGCACGAACCAGTGGTGTAGGCAGTGTTTGCCGGCCAGTAGTTCGAAATGCGGCGGCGACCGGTGGTGTCAGTCCACTCAACGCCAGCAAAGGCACCGAGGAACGCATCACCTGCAGCAGCAACTTGGATTTGACCACTGGTGTCCATCTTGACGGGTTGCCCCTTCAGAATGTCACTGCTGTAACCGTCGAGAATACCGTCAGCCAGCGCCACGGCGCGATCCAATCCGCTGGGATGAAATGCTGGTCTCAACCCAAACGGAGCATTAGTCGAAGACATAATGTTTACTCCATAAAATTAAAAAAAAGGGTTTATAAAACATCTTTGTCAAAGCAATTTTCAGCTTGTCGCCAAAGATTTAACACCCAGTTTTTCTACACCGTGGGTTGAAGGTGCTTGCGCTGCGCTTATAGCATCCTTTGCAAGACGCTTGGCCGCATAAAAAGCTTTTAATGATTCTGAAACTTTGCGCTTTACTTCATCAGTTCTTGGCTTACCTTTAAGTAAAGCAGAAATTTTTGCGCCATGTCCTTTTGGCTTTTTCAAGCCTTTTTGTGACGCAGAAATTTTTGCCTTACATTCTTCAGTAAGTTTCTTGCCAGTATTTATAGCAGAAAGCTTCTTTTTTGTCTCCTCGGAAACAGGCCTTCCGGCCTTTCTTTTTCTAGCTAGAGACATTTTCAATCTTTCTTCATCGGAAGCTTTTCTTCCGAGCGTCATTGAATTGCCAATCATTCTTTCAGAAATCTTTTTTCTGGCAATTACAAATAATCTTGAATTGATCCTTCCATCTTTGCTCATAATTGTAACGGCGTGCCACATAGATCCACCGTACATTTTAGCAAGCAAAAAATGAGCAACAAAATGCTCTCTCGCAGTAAGAGCAACAATATTTGAACTATCGTCAGTTCCACCTAATGCCTTTGGAAGAACGTGATGGCGCTCAACATACCCATTTACGCAAACTCTAGCCTTAGCCTTTGCGATAAGTTTTGAGTATGTGAGCGCGTAGTTCAAAACTTACCCCTGAAAAATGGGA